CTAGTTTAGCTCCGAATCTACAATAGGCTTAACTCGTAATTGAGCTGTCACAGTGTAAACTGGGCCTTGCATGCTCGTTAGTTGGAAGCTATCAGCAACAAATAAGCACTCATAAGGCTTAAATTCTGGACCATTTACCCGAAGCGAGGCATTGAACCTCTGGCTAGGAGTCTCAGACCAAACGTTATAGAACGCATCAAGATATTGAAATCCAGCTTCAAGTACCTTCCATTGAACGCTAACAGTGTGAAAGCTATTTTTACTCAGCCTTCTATTGCGCGGTGCTCCTCCATCCAAATCCTGTGAAGCTACCCCACTTTGGAATGCGACAGAATAGCCTTCTTGTGTTGAGCAATACATTAATGTGTTCATATAGGCCTCATAAAAAAACCGACCTCATTTAGGGTCGGTTTTAAAATTTAAGTTTAGAGATTATTTTAAGAGCCAAAGTACACCTCCAACTGCTGTAATCAGAACAGAAAGAGCAATAATTATATAAGCTACACCTTGTAATAATCCGACACGATCGGCACCTGATTCACTCATTTTACCATCTACCTTTAACTGTGATTTTGATGTATGATTATTCATATAGATTGTATATCTCCTTAATCTTGCTCTGGTTAAGTTGTAAAAAAACCCCGATGCGCCAACACTGGGGTTTTTGCTTTTTCAGGATTTTAAATCCTTCAATTTTTTAGTTCATCCTGCGGTTTTTCCGCATTCAGAAATAGAAAAAGCCGCCCTTAGGCAGCTCTTCGTTTGTTCTCTCTTATACTGTTAACTTCTAACGGTTTTACTTACATTCCGTTTACAGTTCTTCTCTTATGTGTGTACTTCTAATTAAGGGTTTTGCTCATCAGCAGGCTTGCCCTGACAAAATTCAACAAGGCTTAAAGTTGAAATATCAGAAACACGGATCTGAATACTTAATGGTCTGCCCGCAGCTGGGAACAATTTTGAGTTTTGAATATATTTTGCATCTTTAAGATACAAAAAATGTTCTTTAAGTGAGTCTGGAAATTTAATTTCCTCACCATCATCTAACTTTTTAATTATCTCTTCTCTTGGCTCTTTGATATGGGAATAAAAGAATTCCTTCCAAAGTGAATTTTCTTCGAGTTCGAAAAATTCTTCTTCACTGATTGCAGTACCAGTAATTACGCTGCCACCAACCCCGACTGTCACATAGAAATCTGGATAATCATCTTCTCTATGTGCATTTTCAGAAATTGCTTTTATCAATAAATTAGTATCATTTCTACTCATTCTTCTTTTCCATAAAGTTTAATTAAGAAGATTAGAATCTATCAAAGAATAAATTTAATAGCCACCGAAGTGGCTACCAATTATTGCCGTCTAGGTGTTGCATTGTAGTTTTGCTTGAATGCCTTGCTGATTCTACTATTAGGGTTTTGAATTCCCTGTAGGAAAACCTGCTCCGCAACTTCGCCAGCAATCTGCCTAATGCGAACATCTAAAGAACCATCGTCATTCTGAGTTACCTCAGCAGTCTGACCCGGCAAGTTATAGATATTCACAATAGGCTGGCTAGAAGAAGCTTTCTCAAGACTCCCACCTGAGTTAATGGCGTTCAATGTATCAACACCAACGCGTTTTGTAGCTGCGGCATTCAATACATATTCCTGACCATGAACTACACCAGCAACATCACCTCGGCCCATGTTTCCTGTATAGCCGCCTGAAGAGAAACCAGCGATTGTTTGTGCTGCAATTAGGCCAACACTTGCATAACCCATTCCACGAACTAAAGTAGATGCTGGAATACCTAGAACAGGGCCAAGCTCTAAGGCTTTTGTTGCTGCAAGCTCAGTACTTATTATCGCCTGACCAATTGCAATCGCCTGCTGCATTAAGAACATGGCTTTATATGCAGAACTTTGCTCACCAGCCGAGCTTTTAACCATCTCGGTCATACTGCCCCAAACTGTTGAAGCCTGTGACAATAGAGAACCATACAATTCAAGCTGAGTTTGATGCTGTGATTGCTGCAAATCTTGATATTTCTGTGCATATTCCTCTTGTATCTTGAACTTGCTCTCTTCATGGATCCTGACCGCATCTTCAATCCTCTTGTTGTATTCAAGCTGATCAATTTCTTTCTGCTTGAGCTTCATTTTAGCCTCGTCACCCTTATTAATAAGAGTGGCGTCGTTTTCAGAAAGAGCATTTCTTTCTCCAAATTGCAAAGAAAGTCCAGCTCTCTGCCCAAGTGGTGCAGCCAGAATATCTCTTTCCTGTTTTAGCTCCTGCAATGCCTTTAAATTGGCTTGATCATATGCAGATTGACGTGCAGCCTTTGTGAGATTGATTAATTCCAACTCATGTTGATATTGCTCATCAAGATACTTAATTGCCTCATCACGTTGTGACTTACTTAATTCAATGTCGTGTGCCGCAGAAAATTTCTTACGATCAAAACTTTCCTTAAGTAACTGCTCTTCGGTCAAGTTGAATTGCTTATAGTCATCCAACTTGGTTCTTAACGCTTGTTGAGCGATTGCAATATCATTATCGGCACGTGCTTTTAGCTGTGCTGTGATTTCAGCCTTACGTTCAGGTGTGAAGTTAGCCTTATCAACGTCTTCCAGCTTCTTGGCAAGATCATTTCTAATCTTAGTGACTTCATTGGCAACATCGTTTTCTAGCTGAAGACGTATTTTTGCCTGTTCTTTAGCTAAGTTCGTTGTGTCTTGAAGAAGTTTGTCAAAGTCTTTGGAAGAGATATCACCAGCACTGTATCCATTAGCACCAGCCACATAGCCCATAAAGTCTTTCCAGTATTGATTATTATTTTTACCAATACCTTTACCCTTTTGGACATTGCCTTCACCAGCGTGATAAGCACGTACAGCTTTTTCTAAATCTCCTTTGAAAAGTTTTAAAAGGTAAGACATGTACTTGCCGGCACCTTCAGCAGACTGAGCTAAGTCATAACGATCTTTTACGCCATATTGCTTAGCTGTGCCTTCCAGAAATTGGAATCCACCAGTTGCCCCAGTTGATTTGTTATAGGCCTTAGCATTACCGCGTGACTCGATCATATGAAGCGCTGACAATGTGCCGGCTGGCAAATTGTACTTTGATTCAATACTTGCAAATCCATATTTAGCAGCATTTGCCTGAACTTTGGCATTAACTGAAAGTACTTTTTGCTGCTTCTCAAGTTCCTTGGTTTGCTGTCTCTTAGAATCAGCTATATCCTCTTCAAGTTTTTTGAGTTCTTGAACCTTATCAAAGTTTTTCTGGAATATTGCCCATTCATCTTTAGTTAAACTGCGAGTTTTAGGGATTTTATTGTTATCGTAAAAATCAGATAACGCTTTACCCATCTCCAGTCCATGGCTTTTAATGTTGATCAGTGAAAAATCAGTATCTAGATTTTTCTGAGCATATGTTTTTTGTAAATCTTGAAGCTTTTTATTTAGTTCAGATACATCTTGACCCGCCCCCTTAGCCCCTTGACTAACATCATTAAAACCTGCTTTTGCATTAGCACCAGAAGTACGAACCTGATTTAACTCAGAGTTTGTTTGCTTCACAGCTTTCGTGTTTTCATCTACTTTCTTCTTGCTATCAGCCAGCTGGTTAATTTGATCCGAACTGATGAATGAAAGTTGATTTAATCTATTGAAAGCTTGGTTTACATCAATAACGCCAGTTTTTAATTCTGCCCATATTCGATAAGCTTCAGCACTTTGCTTATTGTTGTCAGTGATAGACTGAGTAAGTAACAAGAACTCGTTCTGAGATTTAGATAGTTGAGCATTCTGTAAACTTAACTGCTTGGTCAGTTCACCTTCCGCTGCACGCTTTTGCGCACCTTCGAGCTTCATAAGTTCATCGGCTGCCATACCTGCATAACGCGATTGCTTTTCAAGCATGTCATTGGCTTTATCGCCATTGTCTCGCATCAAAAGATATCCGGCAGCTAAACTTGCTACTGTAATCCCAATACCAACAGGGCCGCCAAGTAAACCTAAAAGACGTGTTCCAATGCCTACACTGGCTGCACCAGCCGCTGCCGACCTTGCTTGCGCACTTGCAAGTGCGCCTTCTGCTACTACTAATTCTCTTGTAACTTGAGCCTCAATTTTCTTTAACTCAGCCATACGAGTTAATGTCGCAGTTCGGCCTTTTTCAGTGATTTGTGATTTTAAACGCTGTACTTCTAGAGCTTTCTCAGCAGCAATAGCAGCTAAGGTTGCTTGGGTATTTGCAACAACTGCTTGAGTGCTAATTACTTGTTGAGCAGCAGCAGCTCGTTCTGCCTGAATTGCAGCATATTGCGTAGCTGTTTG